AGGATATTTGCTCCTACAGGTAAATTGTATTTCTTGGCATCATCATCTGTTCCAACCACATCTTTCGTTGTCACATGCATCGTAATCTCCTTGTAATTATAATTGGGAGGGGAATAAAACTGGGGGGTTTCCATTCCCCTCCACGCGCATCAACTGCTACTTACCCTCCAATCCCTACCGCATTGTTGACGGAAGATGGAATCTGATACCTATTAATAACCTCCAACGGGCAGAGCAAGTCCATCATAGAAAATCCCGAATCGTGGGCAATCCATGAACACATTAAATACAGTGTCAAAGTAAGATATATAGCCAGCCAATAGACCACCTGACTGACCATACAATTGAAATACAGTTTGACCGCCCTCTTCAAATAGATCAACTTCCTTTGTCACACCGCGTCCCCAATGTTTCAGGCAAATGATATCGATGCGCTGGACAGTGGCATGGATAGAGGTTTTAATTGGGATTCCTCCAAATGTCTTGGGAGGGCGACGAGATAACATGTCTGGAGTCGATTCACCTTTCTGATATGAACGTATATCTGTGGTCACAGCAAGGTTGACATTCTCCCATGCCGCTTCCTGGTCAACATTCATAAATGCGACCATAGGCTCATCGAATTCTACTCCCAATACACGCCTGAGTTTGTTTTCCCCAAGCCGTCGCAATGCTGGTGTAATTGTAGCACCGCCAGCAGCAATATGGGGAGTCTTGAGGACTTCGGGATATGTTGACCTTGCCAGGTTATTCCATGATCCTGACGATGAATCGACATGGTTATACAATAGACCTTCAAGAGCAACTGGATTAGCGCCGCCAGCACCTTGGCTGATGTTGATGACCAGAACATCGCCAACAGCAATACCAGCGGGAGTAGCGTTAACGTTAATTGTCTTTAGAAGTGGATCGACTTGAGTTACTGTCATTAACCCACGCGATGACGATGCTAGGCCAGCAGGATAATCTTGGATATCCTGATTGTAATAGAATATGTCTGGATTGGTAACTGTTAGGGTCGTTCCAGATATCGCACTAATCACATCCAATTGACCAGTTCCATTTGTTTGATAGACACAATCAAGGAACCGTTTAAACATCTTCATGGCTTCGGCAACTTCACGTACAGCCACGTCCTCTACAGCCTTGTCATTCCCTTTGGTCGCATACTCGGCAAGTTTAGACACTTCAAATGCCCACCGATAATGCAAGGTGGATAGTGTCGCAACATCCCAAGTGGACCCGGAACCGCGCCCCATATCATCGAAATCGGCTGTACCTTGAGATCCTTTGCCACCAGGACGCATTAAGATGGGAAGCCTAATGTTTCGAGTGGAAGCGTCAATAACATCGCCGCGCTTGTCAATCATATCCAACAAAATATGTTCCTGTTCGTATGCTGTTGGTACAGTCTTGCGAACCTTTTCCAATTGTAACGCAATAGACTGAATATTACTCGGAGGTGCCATTTATTTAATCTCCTTATTATGCCATTGTCATTGCATGTCGCATGGCTTCTGATGTGGTCATCCTTCGACCATCTTTATGATACCACTGTCCATTTACTTGATATGGACTTGTTGGCGATTTACTTCCATTATCAGTCGTATCTGTTTTGACTGTAGTTGTCCCGGCACGTCGCTGTACCGTAGATTTATTATTACTCACCAATTGAGGTGTTTCCACTTTCATTACATCACGAATCATGCGAGTCACTAGCCATTCATTCCAATTCGCACGTTGTACTTTTAAAGCCTCATCAAGATTACGTGAATTATAAGCATTAGTAATACCACGCATAAATGATGGACTTTTCTTTAAATATTGCTGCATCTTCAAACATACCTTGTCGATGATCTCCGCTCGTTTTTGCGGAGTAATTGATTTGACTGTAGCTAACTTTTGCATGATCCTATGTTGACCAACAATTTCACGTTGCTGTTTAAGGCCATCACGTTCAAAGGATTGGTGGAATTGCTGTTGAATCGTTTGATTGGTCTTTTCACGGTCCCTGGCAATAGATTGGCGTTCCCTTTCAAGTGCTGTGGCATTGGCATCGGGAGGGCGATCCTCTACAAATGGTGTTAGCCTATTTAGGATCTTGTCAAGTGCCGGAACAATTGAATTCAATTCCTTTGTATTGGCAGCGTGTTCCCGTAAATCAATCAATTGTTCCCATGATCCTGTTCCCGTAAGTGTAGCCCCAACTATTTTCCCCATCACTTCATTATAACTGTCACGGTCAAGACGTGCCCATTCCTTTGGGAGTGTTTTGAATAATGCTACAGCAGCTTGACGATCACTGTTGAAAATATTGTTAATTAATTGAGGATGACCACTGTAATTACCATCTTCATCTTTATTGTAAGTTAAATTATCTGTCTCTTCAATTTCATGGACATCGCTTTCAAGTGCCTGGACATCCTGCAATCCATTAGGGAATCGTTCCCTAATTTGCTTGGCTTCTGCTACCGTTGGGAATATGTCCCTATAAGCAGCTTCCCTACGTAATGGAGCTTCAATCATGTTCCTTACTTCTGGATATTTCTTAAGGATTATCCCAAGTTCACCTTTGGTCTTGTTATTGATATTGATTAGACGGCGACCAACAAGGGCACGGAAATCCTGTACTTCCGGCTCCTCTTGCGGCTGCTGTGGTTTCTGTTCCGGTTCCTGTTCAATTTGAGGTTCCGGTTCCTTATTGATATCAGGAACATCTTGTGTTGGCTCTAGTGCTGGCGTTGCATTTGAAACATCAGCATCGACATTGATATCGAAATCTAATCCCGTATCAATTGTCGGTGTGTTGGTATCGTCTATCATTGTTTTGGTCCTGTCTCTCCATTAGGAGGTTGCGGTGGCTTTGGTGCTGGTTTCTTAGCTCTTTCCATTATTACCTGTTCAACAAAAGCATCAGCGTCAATATGGATTCCAACTTGAGCGAGTGCCTGTATTTGTGCTTGTGGTGGCAGATCCTTGAAATTAGTTGTAAATGTTTCGGACAATGGCTTTGTCGGTGGAGGTGGCTTCGGGATCATAGTTAACTGAGCATTCATATATCCTTTAACTGCCTGCCATGCCAATGGATTTTCCTGTTTAACCTTCTGACCTTTAGCACAATTTAGCCAATCCTTACATGTTGCAGCTTCAATATCGTGGAAATCAGAGTCATCAGGTTCAACATTGGTAGCACCACCAAGGGGATTATTATCTGTAGGTGTGAGTGCCTTCACAATCTCATTAATCGCCTTCAATGCCTTCCTTCTGCCTGCTGTACCTGGGATCTTTAAATCAGGAATACCAGTCAATTTACCGAATAACTCTGCGTTGCCATCCTCTTTAATTAATTGAGGGCCATATGGTGAATCCATCATTTGCATCATTGTGGCTCTCTGTTGATTCCACAATTCTGGGAAATTCTCATCGCCTTCTGGATAGGCTTCTGCTTCTCCATCCATTGCGGTGATATCAATGGCATCAGATTCAAAGTCACCGCTATCTCCAAGGACTGGCGACTTCAATATTCCAGTCACATTCTGTTCAAGATCACGACAAGCTAATGTAAGTATGTCGGCATGGGCTTGCTTTAAATTGACGTAAAATACCCCCATCCTTCCCATTGCTTGATCTCGTTGCATGGCTTGCTGTCCCAATGTATCGGGAGTAGATCCAGGTGTCGATGCCCCAGATAGAGCAGGATAGGCACCGCTAATTTCGTCACTTACTGGTCCCATTAATTTATCTTCATGGGCCTGCATGGATGGCGATGCGGCATCGGCTCTAACCTGCATAATCCTATTCTGAATCTGTTGCCCTGGTTGTAATGCCACTTCAATTTCCAGTCCAGGTGCAGCCCTTTGATCTTCATTAGCTTCACTAGCAAAAGTATCGGAGGCTCTATAAGTGATAGGGATGCCATACTCGTATGTTTCTGCTTCAATATTACTGAATGTATTGATACGGTCCTGGATCGACAACATGGATGTGCCAATAGCAGGACGGTGCTGCCCTCTTCCTGGCATGGCATGACAAGTGACGATGCAATCATCCATTGATTGCGGTTCACTTTTAAGGTATGTTGATCCTGACAATTCGACACGACATCCACGAGGAAATAATTCCAATAGCTTGGCTCTTTGATCTTTATTGTCAATCATCCAGAATGCCGATGGACGAAACCAGACTACTGCATAGGTACAGAGGGCTGCTTGTGCTGATCCTGTTTGAGTGAGGAGTTTGGTATTTTCAGCGACAGACAATCTGGCATTACGTTCAAATGAATCGTCAGCCCCGAAAGCCATCCCCGGCTTAATCTCATCAGCTTTTTCGTCAAATGCCGCTCTAAGAGTTGAATAATGAACTTCTCTCTCAATGGCAAAATAATGGTATTCAGATTGGTCTTGGACGTGTTGTGGACGCTTACAGTTAAGTGCGCCGTACACTGTGATGACTTGGCGACCGCGTGGCGCATCTATTGTCCCTCCATCTTCCGGTAGTGGAATTGGCTCACTGGATACAATGTCATTTGCTGTGAGTTCATGGCCACATTCAGGACAGGGTACAGGAGGGACTGCCTCATCTGCTGGGGCCGTCCATCCACAGTTAGGGCAGAGAATCGTATCAGGGGATTCTTCGGAACCTTCATTAATAAGGTCCAAAGAGTCCACGCCGAATTTCTCTGCGTCACCGACATATCGAGTCCAATAAGCGATGAATCCACCAGTCCAGGCATGATATACCTCGTCTTGGAGCATTTTTTGAGGAGGATTCCACCTTTGAATGAGTCGCGCTAACTTTGTCCTTCCATCTGCTGTTTCAAGGTCAGCGGGGTTGTCAGCATCAGCAGGAAAGAATCTAACTCTTGGTGGCGCTCCGGCAACAGCGCCAATAACCATAAGTCCGCGAGCTTGATAGATGTTGGTGACAAACTCGAATCGTGGCATATCATCAAGGTTGAGATCGCCATAGTTAACGGCTTGAGCTTGCGATGGCAATTGCCATGTCTTGTCTTGGGATGACCACCAGACATATTGCCGTCCTCCCCAATAGAATTCAGCTTGCTTAACATCCTTTACTTCAACTAAACGAGGATAACGATCTTCACTGACACATTTAAGATAAAGGGAATACAGTACCTTTTGTAATTCCTCTTGACCTTCAAGTGGATCTCCAGGCTTGGTTAAAGATTGGGTATCCGTACTTTCAGTGTCCTGTGAAGGAAGAGCATCACTGTTATCGAGATTGGTATCTGTTGGCATTTACTTCTTTTTCCTTGGCATAACATGCTTACGTTTCAATGAGCCTTTAGGGGTACTGGCATTCCACTTCTTAACACCTTCATTGCCCAAGGCAGCGACACCAGAAGGACTATTCCCCCACGCTGCCTGCGCTTTTGATCTCCAAGGCAATTGTTATTCTCCTAGTGATAAAGCGGCGAAATACTTATTAATTCAATATCTCCAACGTCCCATCTAATCCTTGAGCACCAGGGTTGTTGGTTGCACCTACACCTTCAAACCATACTGTAATACGAGCATTAGTATTGAGGGCAATGGAACCTGATGCAGCTACGGCAATGTCAGCAGTATTGCGAACAAGAGTTGTGGCACCAGCAGCAAGGTTCTGAGTGGAATAGCCATTAACTACTGCTGTACCAGTAGCCCCGGTTGTTAAGATGCGTACAGTACAAGTATAAGTACCATTGTAAGCAGCGCTAGTACCAGTTGCCGTATCCAACATATTGCAAAGAGGAGTAGGGACAGATGCAGTATTCGTTCCATTTGCATCCCAAGCCACAATAATACGTGTTGAAGAGTCACCACCATCAGTATAAGTCCATTTACCAGAGATTCGAAATTCAGCACCAATGTAATTAAAACAATTGGCAGGGATGGTCCAACTGGCAATAGGATTGGGGACTGTAGTGGCAGAAGAACCATTAATACCGCCAGCAGCGTTCTGTTGAACTATATTTAGCGAAGAAGATCCACATGCACCTGTACGTGAACCAGGAGCATAAGTGTAACTTACAGATGAATTGGTAAAGGTATGTTGACCAGTCAATGTATTTGCTGTGGTTGCAAGAACAGTGGCAAGTTCAGCAGTATTTACTGGATAAGTGGTAATTTGAGCGCCACCAGTTGTAAATAAACCACCAGCACCATAAGTAGATCCAGATTGTCCATACGTTGTATTGGCAACAGCACAGGCAGGAGTAATTGTTTCTAGTTTCGTCATTGTGCAGACAGTAGAAGTAACTGGAATTTGATAGGCAAGAATGTAAGTGCCGCCAGATAGTGATAAGTAAGGGACAGCACCAACAGCACCAGTAGATGCAGCAGGAATACCAAGATCAATTGCCTTAGATGCTACAGATGTCCAAGATGTAGTTGCAGAGCATGGACCTTCATTACCAAAGATATCTACATATGCCCAGCAAGCATAAACAGTAGATCCCCATGATGCCGATCCAGCAACAGTAGCGTCGGAACACATTTGATGAGTGGCATCGCAAGCAGCTTGACCAGCAATATTAATTGCAGGAAGAGTAGGAGCAGCAAGAGCAGCGCCAGTGGGAGTTGGATTCCAGTTACGTGCAACTCCTAGACGGGTATCTACAACAGATGTAAATGGCCATGGAACTGCTGTATTAATTAAAGTGCTAGTCCCTCCCATTTGTGCCCATGCGGTATCAACCAAAGCCTGACCGCCACCAAGAGTGTAAGCATAATTAAGGGCAGTTTGAAGTCCATAGGTTCCATCTACCACTACGGCAGATTGACCGTGAGTGTTAGTGAATGTACCAGTGAAATAAACACAAGTTGTAACGCCACCAACGCCAAGATTACCAGCAGGACAAGTGGATACAGAGACAGATGTAGGAGTGACAGTCTCAGCAGCACCTTGACCCCAATCGAATATCATTGGAGTGAGGGTGTTGAATACAGTTTGTAGGGGAACAACGGTACCATCGGCAACGGTTACTCCTCCAGTGCCACCACTTGTACCTGTAAATATTACAGTCTGCGATCCAGATGTGGAAGTATTGCCACTAATTACCCTGCCAGTCCAAAAGAAAGCAGGGGCATAGAACATTCCACCAGGACGAGACAAAATGGATGGATTACCAGCGGCTCCAGGAAAATTCTGACCTTTAACTCCAAGGCTAATTGCTCCTACTGCAAGAATGACAGATAATGCGATTCCTAAGAACTTTTTCATTATAGTCTCCATTAATTTAATTTAACTGAGCCTTTTATTGTAATTATAATTGCAATTACAATTAACCAAACTCTTCCTCTTCCATTGGCGGCATACCATTTTCACCTACAGGTTGACCACCATTACCAATGTTCTGATGGATATGTTGGGCAATTCCCTCGGCGTCACCGGGAGCATGTTCGTGCTGTTCATGTCTACCATCGTCATGCATGATGTGAACAGTATGGCCCCTGGAATGACTATGGACGTGAATATGGGGAGGACGATGCTGACCGGACTTGTCGGCAACATCACCAGAACCATGAGGGGGATGACCAGCGGAATGTTCTCCACCTCCCATATGCGATTGCCTTTGTTTGTTCATTGAATAACCATCAAATGCCATCATTCCTCCTAATCACGTTCCCACCGTTTACACCAATCACCTGGACGTATCGGATTCATCACAGTCTCGCAACGAGGTATATGAGCGTTAATGAAATGAGCGCAATTACCACAATGATTGCGTCCTTTAGCTGGGTGCTCATAGTTAACCACTGAATGTTTACTTTTCTCATCGTCAGGCAATTCTTTTTGCCGTAATGCACGTTCAATAGCGGCCTTAGCCATTACTATTTATTCCTAATTGTAATTATAATTGTAATTAAATTCATTTATCATTTATTCCTAAGCCCATCAGTTTTCTCTAACACTGCCTGACGTTGATGCCAAGATAGTCCTGCCAATGGGTTCCTGGGACGGCGCAACACTTTTACATTAGATCGTTCTGTGACAGGAACATCGGCTAAGGTTCTAGTCACTTTACCGGAATCGTCATATTCAATGGCAAACTGACGTTCTACATCACGTAATCTATCCTCTAGCAATTGTATTTGTTTCAATAGCTGTACAATTGCATCGTTATGTTCTTCACGAAGAATAAATGGTAATTTCATCCAAGCCTACTTATCTTCGCTGTCATACCCACGGCATTTGCACCAACTGTCCTTTGTAGACGAACGAATCGTCCTCCAGTTGGCGACAAATCAGAACGGGAAAACTGGGCCGTTGCCGATGCAATTGTATAGGCAGAGTTAGTGGGAGTAATGTAGAATAAATCAGCATCGGTATCGGCTTCTTGGA